GAAAAAACCTCTATTTTATATTTCGATTAATAATGAATAGAGTTTCATAAAAAAATTATTTCTATGAAACTGTTTTAGTCGGATTGTCTCATTACCATTAAATTAATTGTATATATCAATAAATGAATGAAACGGCTAAATTAGCTCTCTTTGTGGCTTTGGTTATGTTGGTATTATCTGGGGCTATTTACACTAGCGCCTACTTTAAAAAGACTGGTCCCGAAGGTCAAATGTTGAGTTTAGTTCCCGATCGGGTCGTCGTCACCGATCCCGTGACTGGTGCTCTCATTTCGTCGTCGGTGAAAACCAAAGAACTCGCCGAATGTTGCCCTCAAAAAATCATCAATGACACGACGGCTAGTTTGACCAACACGTTCAGCAGTAGTTTTACCGACAAGAATTTTCTGCGACGAACTAAATTGGAACCGGGCGCCATTTTAGTCGCCGATGCCGTCGGCAACGTTTCCAGTTCACAAATCGGTATTCCTTTCATCACGTCGTGTTGCGAAAGTATTAAAGCGTTAATCGACGACGTTCAGCCTAAATCCGATGGTCTTTACAGCAGTTTGAAAACGGATGCCACGTACGTTAAAAAACCGGAAACAAGTGTCACCCAACGACCAGTCACGTACAACGCCTATACTGGCGCACTGGAAATGGTGACATTGCCGGCCAATAGTATTTTATCGACCGATACCAACGGCGATATCGTTACCACACCCTACAGTTTGCCTTCGTGTTGCGATAAAATCAAGGACACGATCGTCGACTACACTACCACGTTCAGTTCCAATTATATTGATACCAATTACCAACGACGAGCTGTCGCCGGTTCTCAACATTTACTCATGATGGACGACTACGGAAATTTAGTCGACAGCGGACTGACGCCCACTATCGTCAATGCGTGCTGCGAAACGGCTCGCAACGCTTTGTCGCCGAGCAATATTATTGACGGCGGTGGCAACGCGTTGTACAGCGCTCCCAAGATAGACGCCACGTTTCAAAAGAAAACCACGGCTCCGGCTAACGCTCTCCTCATGCCCGATGCCAACGGCAATCTGGTTGACAGTGGATTGACGCCGGCGGCTATTCAAGCGTGTTGCACGCAAGCTGCCAACGCCGCTTCTGACTCGCTACTCAAATCAGATATCGTCGACACGTCCCTCTCGGCGACTAAATTGTATTCGTCTCTGAAAATTGACGACACGTTCCAGAAGAAAGCTATCGCTCCTGCCAATGCTATCGTCGTCGTCGACGCTAAAGGCGATCTCGTCGACAGCGGGTTCACTCCACAATTTCTTCAAAATTGTTGCGCTCAAGCCGCTACCGGTTCAGCCAATGGACTCATGAAATCAGATATCGTCGACACGTCCACGGCCACCGACAAATTGTATTCGTCCAGCAAAATCGATGCCACGTATACCAAAAAGACGACAGCGCCAGCCAACTCGCTACTCATGCCCGACGCCAACGGTAATCTGGTCGACAGCGGTCTCACGCCTTTGGCTATTACCACGTGTTGCACGGCCGCTATAACAGCCGCCAATGAATCGTTGAAAATTGTCGATATCGTCGACACGTCTACGGCTACCGATAAACTTTATAGTTCTTCGAAAATTGACATGACGTATCAAAAGAAAACCACCGCTCCAGCCAATGCTTTACTCATGCCCGACGCCAACGGTAATTTGGTGGACAGTGGACTGACGCCTAGTGCCATACAAGCGTGTTGCACGCAAGCCGTTGGCGCTGCTACCAATTCCTTATTGAAAACAGATATTGTCGACACATCGACATCTACCGATAAACTTTACAGTTCTTCCAAAATCGACATGACGTATCAAAAGAAAACGACAGCACCAGCCAATTCGCTTCTCATGCCCGATGCCAACGGCAATCTAGTGGACAGTGGCCTAACTCCTACCGCCATCCAAGCGTGCTGCACGCAAGCTGTTAATGCTGCTACCAATTCCTTATTGAAAACCGATATTGTCGACACGTCGACATCTACCGATAAACTCTACAGTTCTTCTAAAATAGATGCTACGTTTACCAAAAAGACGACGGCGCCAGCCAATGTGTTACTCATGCCAGATGCCAATGGTAATCTGGTCGACAGCGGCATTACGCCGGCTTTCATCAGTGCTTGTTGCCAAGAAACGGCTGACGCTAAAATTGGCGTTTCCAATGCTTTGATGAAAAGCGATATCGTCGACACTTCCACTTCGGCTACTAAACTCTATTCGTCAAGTAAAATCGATGCCACCTAACAAAACAAAACGACCGCTCCAGCCAATTCGTTGCTCATGCCCGACGTCAATGGAAATTTAGTCGACAGTGGCCTCACTCCTACAGCCATCCAAGCGTGCTGCACGCAAGCTGTCGGTGCCGCCACCAATTCCTTACTGAAAACCGATATTGTTGATACATCGACATCTACTGACAAACTTTACAGTTCGTCCAAAATCGATGCTACGTATAGCAAAAAAACGACAGCGCCGGCCAACTCGCTTTTGATGCCTGACGCCAGCGGCAACCTAGTGGACAGCGGATTGACACCAGCCGGTATTCAAGCGTGTTGCACGCAAGCTGTCAATGCCGCCACCAATTCCTTATTGAAAACCGATATTATTGACACGTCGACATCTACCGATAAACTCTACAGTTCATCCAAAATCGATGCGACGTATCAAAAGAAAACCACGGCGCCGGCCAATACGTTACTCATGCCCGACTCTAACGGTAACTTGGTCGACAGCGGCATCACTCCGGCTTTCATTAGCGCCTGCTGCCAACAAACCACCAACGCTACTACCGCTGTGGCCAACGCTTTATTGAAAAGTGATATCGTCGACACGTCCACTTCGGCTACCAAACTTTATAGTTCTTCTAAAATCGATGCCACGTATCAAAAGAAAACCACGGCGCCAGCCAACGCAATCTTGGTTCCCGATGCCAACGGCAACCTAGTCGACAGTGGACTGACACCGACAGCCATCCAAGCGTGCTGCACGCAAGCTGTCAGTGCCGCCACCAATTCCCTACTTAAAACCGATATTGTCGACACGTCCACGGCCACTGACAAACTCTACAGTTCGGCTAAAATCGATGCGACGTATACCAAAAAGACGACAGCGCCAGCCAACTCGCTGCTCATGCCCGACGCCAACGGTAACCTAGTGGACAGTGGACTGACACCGACAGCCATCCAAGCTTGTTGCACGCAGGCAGTCAGTGCCTCTACCAATTCCTTATTGAAAACCGACATTGTCGATACGTCCACATCGACTACCAAACTTTATTCGTCGAGTAAAATCGATGCTACTTATGCCAAAAAGACGACCGCGCCAGCCAACTCGCTTTTGATGCCTGACGCCAGCGGCAATCTAGTGGACAGCGGGCTGACACCAGCCGGTATTCAAGCGTGTTGCACGCAAGCTGCCAGTGCTGCCGCTAATTCGCTTTTGAAAACAGATATCATCGACACGTCCACTTCCACGACGAAACTCTATTCGTCAAGCAAAATCGATGCCACGTATCAAAAGAAAACGACAGCTCCGGCTAATGCTTTGCTCATGCCCGATGCCAATGGTAATTTAGTCGACAGCGGCATCACGCCGGCATTCATTAGCGCCTGCTGCCAACAAACCAGCAACGCCACTACAGCTGTAGCCAATGCCTTATTAAAAAGTGATATCGTCGACACGACAACGTCCACTAGCAAACTTTATAGTTCTTCCAAAATCGATGCCACCTTTCAAAAAAAGACGACAGCGCCGGCCAACGCAATCTTGGTTCCCGATGCCAGCGGCAACCTAGTGGACAGCGGATTGACACCAGCCGGTATTCAAGCGTGTTGCACGCAAGCTGCCAGTGCTGCCACCAATTCCTTATTGAAAACCGATATTGTCGACACGTCCATTTCGGCTACTAAATTGTACAGTTCATCCAAAATCGATGCCACGTATCAAAAGAAAACGACAGCACCGGTCAATGCTTTGCTGATGCCCGACGCTAGCGGTAATTTAGTCGACAGCGGACTGACACCCACAGCCATCCAAGCGTGCTGCACGCAAGCTGTCAGTGCCGCCACCAATTCCCTATTGAAAACCGATATTGTCGACACGTCCACATCAGCGACGAAACTCTATTCGTCGAGCAAAATCGATGCCACCTATCAAAAGAAAACTACCGCGCCAGCCAATGCTTTGCTCATGCCTGACGCTAGCGGCAACCTAGTGGACAGCGGCTTAACACCGACGTTCATCAACGCGTGTTGCACACAAGCTTCCAACGCGTTGACGGCCAGCACAAACGCTCTAGTGAAAACGGATATCGTCGACACTTCGACATCGGCTACTAAATTGTACAGTTCAACCAAAATCGATGCCACCTATCAAAAGAAAACGACAGCTCCTGCTAATTCTATTCTCATGCCGGACGCTAGCGGAAATTTAGTCGACAGTGGCTTGACGAAAACATCTATCGAAGCGTGCTGCACGCAAGCCGCTAATGCCGCTACCAATTCCCTATTGAAAACCGATATCGTCGACACTTCGACATCGGCTACCAAACTCTATTCGTCGAGCAAAATCGATGCCACCTATCAAAAGAAAACCACCGCGCCAGCCAATGCTTTGCTCATGCCTGACGCCAACGGCAACCTAGTGGACAGCGGCTTGACACCGACGTTCATCAACGCGTGTTGCACGCAAGCTTCCAACGCTCTAGCTACAAGCAATAACTCTTTACTAAAAACCGATATTGTCGACACGTCCACATCCGCTACGAAACTGTATTCGTCTAGCAAAATAGATGCCACGTATCAAAAGAAAACTACGGCTCCCGCTAATGCTATTCTAACGCCAGACGCTAGCGGTAATCTAGTAGATAGTGGTTTGACGAAAACATCTATAGAGGCGTGTTGCGCTCAGGCCGCCAATGCCGCCACCAACTCTTTGTTGAAAACGGATATCGTCGACACGTCCACGTCAGCCACGAAATTGTATTCGTCCAGCAAGATCGATGCCACTTTCCAGAAAAAGACGACGGCTCCGGCCAAAGCTCTGCTGATGCCCGATGCTAGCGGTAATTTAGTCGACAGCGGTTTGACTCCCACGTTTATCAACGCGTGCTGCACGCAAGCTTCCAACGCTCTCGCTGCTAGCAATAATTCGTTGTTGAAAACGGATATCGTCGACACGTCCACTTCTGCCACGAAATTGTATTCGTCCAGCAAAATCGATGCGACCTATCAGAAAAAGACGACGGCGCCGGCTAACGCTCTGCTGATGCCCGATGCTAGCGGTAATTTAGTCGACAGCGGCTTGACTCCCACATTTATCAACGCGTGCTGCACGCAAGCTTCCAATGCTCTCGCCGCCACCAACAACGTCCTCTTGAAATCCGATATTAAAGATTCCGGCTTATTGGGTGCTCCGTCTACCACTTCATTGTGGTCATCTAGTAAAATAGATTCGACTTTTCAAAAGAAATCGACGGCTCCGGCTAATACGTTGTTGATGTTGGATGCTAATGGTAATTTAGTGGGTGCCGGTTTCACTTCCGCTCAGCTTGAAACGTGCTGTTCGACTTCCAATCAAAGCGCGACTTCAACCAGTTTGTTGTATCTCCAGTACACCAACGTGTTTGCTTATTTTAATGCTGTAGCCAATACGTGGACTTTGGCGTCGTACTTTACCAAACGTTACGACACTACCGGCGGCTGGTATGCTAGTGGAAAATTTCAACCTAAAAAAGCCGGCGTGTGGTCGATTCGCGCGACTGCTTGGGCTCCTCGAACATTGGGCGGTAATCGTATTCATTTTTGTTTGGCTCAAAATGCGGCCATGAATCCCTTGTGGCAAGACGTCAATTCGTGGAATAATTCCACGCAAAGTAATTTGACAACATTTACGGCTAAAGTCGACGCTATTTTTGTTTTGAATGGATCCACCGATTACGTGTCGGCGTATTTTATGACCAATTCGTTGCCGCAGGATTTCGACGTTTTGGAAAATTGCAACATGTTTCAAGCCTACTATTTAGGTGGCGCTTAGATTCAAATCACTTTCTGAGAGATTCGAATCTTTATTCTATCGAAGGAAACGACGTCAATTCACTCGTGGTCAAACTTGTACTACTACTGCTACTGCCATTATTTCTGACTCGTTGAATGATTGTTCCCAGTAATCCGCCGATAATCATAGTGATTCCTACGTAGAGCAACCATTGGTATCTATCGGTAGTTTTAACAGCGGTAACGTCAACGGCGGCCAATTGAACGACTCCTTGCGGGTAAAACTGAAATTTACATCCGTCGCCGCTCTTGTAGAAAGTGATTTCGGGCACTTGTTTGGCGACGGTGCCACCCGTTTCCGTCAGACGAGCGTCGACGACGCGACACGATGACGATTTCAGGCACGCATCCATGGCTTGCCGAACGATAGTCGTCCTTGGAACGCTACCGTCCACATTACCGGTACAGGTGTCTCTGAACGGTCGCGTGTAATTGGACGATTTCATGTACGTTTTTCCTAGGGTAAAGTACAAGGCAAAAAACACGCCTCCGATGGCGATCATGAGAGGAAAAACGAAACGCAAAGCGTTGGACGTGACTCGCGCCGCGACCAGCACGGGCACGAGCACGAAAGCCAAAACGGCCGCCGCTAACCAGGCCAAATTGAAACCTTCCAATTTCGATTCGGCTTCCTGATTCAATCGTTGTTGCACGTCGTCGATGGCTTTCACGCCGAGCACGCTTTTCAGCGCGCACTTGTCGAATATTTCGCTCATCTGACTCAGAACGTTGTTGGTAATGTTGACGCTACCTTTGACGTTCTTGATGGTGATGCTTTGCACGTTGTTGGCGTTCAACACGCACGATTGACGGATAGCGTTGTTGATGGTCGTTTGGCTTTTCACGATAGATTCTGCCGTATTCTTGGCATCGTCAAAAGTAAAAAAATTCAATCCGCTCACCAACGATTTCGCCAATTGATCGAGTTGCACGCCGATTCTTTTTTGCGAATCGACATTACTGATGCTGTCCATCAATACCGTCATGTTGACTTTGGCCGTTTGCGTGATGGTGTTGCCGCTAATGTTGACATCGCCACCGCTACCGTCGACGCTGATGATTTGCGTGTTACTCGTACTAATGGTGCTCGTCTGTACCGTTTCAGCGGCTATTTTCGAATAGATATCTACGACTGCTTTAGCTACGTTAGTCGATTTAGCATTTCCCATTTATTATGCTTCTTTTACAACAAGGAAAATATTTTTTCTAATGTCAATGGATTCAAGAAATTTTCATAGTGATCCATGCACGTTTTCCAATTGTTCGGTCCGCATCCGGTGGCTTTGAATTGATCCGTCTTGTCCTGGCGCACGCGGTAACCGTACCACGCTCCGACTTTATCGGTTGACGCCGCGTCTTGATTGGCATCTTCCTTCCAGTGGCACTCGACGACGCAATCCGTTTCCTCGCCACGATACTCGCTGCACGGTGTGAATTCGACCAGAAAATAATTGGCGTCTGTATCGGGAGGCGTGTCGTTCAATTCGTCGTACTGCGCTCGAGCAATGAGGCACCAACATTTGCCGTCTTTGATGTAGAAATCGACCGTGTCGTTGGACTTTTTGTATTTGTACACGGGACTTTTGCCGTGAACTCGCGTTAAAATGAAGCCCTCATCGACGCTATCGTAATGATCTCGAATGTAATTGAACGGGTACGACGTAAAGACGCAATTGTTGAGAAATAGGATCTTGTTGTCGACCAATTTTTTCAGGGAATCGTGTCGTTTCGTGTAATCCACTCGAAAACTGTTGGTCTCAAACAGATAAATAACGTCGTCTTTGTTTTCGTCGCCTTTGATGTATTCGCCGTAGGCCACGAATTCCATGTGAGGAAACGTCGGCACTTGGCACACTCTCTTTTCGTTGATGTCGTACGCGTATCCGTCTCCGTTGATGGCCACCAGTTCTCCATCACGTTTCTTGGTCACGCCGTACAAACCGTGAATGGTCGGTACCGTAGCGGCAGTCAATGAGAAGGGTTTCTTGAAGAAGCGAAACAACATTGTGTGCAGTGTGTTCAGAGGATACTGTTAAACTTCCAACCTAGCGATTTAAAGATAGTTTTGCAAATTTTATCTGTCAATAGTTTTCTTTCATTGGATTTTATCAACATGAAATGATCAGCGTGAACGTTGATATTGTGATGCTTTAGTAGTAAAAATAAGATGTATTGTGTATTAAAATTTTTCTTATTCAATTCCTTGAAATTCTTCAACTCCATATTGATGATGTCAAATTCTTGCAAGAGCTGCTCTTCAATGAAGGAAATGTCGCACGGAGGTTGACCCGTAATCAAATGGTGAATCAACACGTAGTCGTCATAGTACTTACTGTAGCCTAAATTTTTCATAATCATACACACGTGACTGAGACTGATGGTCGTCAACCGATAGTCGCTCAAATGGTTACTAATATTTTCTAAAATAGTTGGAGGTATAGTGTTCTTTTGTTTACCCTGAAAACGTATCATGCAGTCGCGAAAATGTTGGTTTCGATCGTAAATGTATTTGGGATTGACGCGCGTCGTGTCCGTATTGCTCGACTGTATAAAGTAGACTTTCTCCGATTTGCACGTGTAGCAAATGTTGACTGTTTCGTCGAAAAAGTAGCCGAGAGTCGAACCGCAATACTGGCACGTGTTCGGATCGTCTTTTTGCTGATCGACCACTTTGACGTTGTAGTAGTACTTTTTGTAGCAATCAAAAATTTCCCAAAAATTTTTCACCACGTACGTTTTACGCGCGTGATGCTGCTGCTTGGTGCCGTCCTCTTTCTGGAAGAACGTGTTCACCGTCGGCATTTGCATCAGCTGCACGTACTCTTTGAGAATCGAACGAATTTCTACGAAATAGAAACGAATAAAATTAATATTTTTAATGGTGGTACGAATCTCGTCCAGATCGTCAATCAAGTGACTGCGAACGCGTTCCGAGAGCCACGGTTGCGACAGGTAGTCGCACACTTGTTGTTCGCGAGTCGTCAACCCTTCTAGCTGACTAATTTCCTCCTTAAAATGTGTTTCTATTTGTTTGTGAAATTCCAAGATATTATCCATCTTTACATCTAAACTAGGAATTTTTAATCAACAAAAATCTATTCTGGCGTTATAATAAATATATTATCAAAAAATGGCGCAATCGAATATCACTTCAGGATTTATTGATATTGCAACATTGGATGAGATCGAAAAGTACATGTACTCGGGACCCGATGCCATCGTTTACTTTGTCCGCTCCACCTTGAAATCGACTTGGTTCACTCAGATTCCCGTATTGTTGTCGCGCAACAACGGCAATGCCGGTTTCGGGCAAGAGTGGAGTGTCAGCGTCAGTCGCGCCGGTGACTACCTCATTCACGTGTGGCTTCGCGTCGTCGTTCCCGCCGTCACTCTCAAAATTACCAATAGCTTTGCCGCCAACGGTCGCCTTCGTTGGACCAAAAATTTCATGCACAATCTCATTCGAGAGACGAGCATTTCTTTCAACGATTTGTTTGCTCACACCATCCACAATTATCATTTGGATGCCTATTCTCAGTTCACTGTCGAAGCTAGTAAACGCGCCGCTTACGATCAAATGATTGGCAACATTGGCGACATGATCGATCCTCACGGTCCAGGAGACACTATTCCTAGTCAAACGCTCAATCTCGTTTTACCCTTCTTTTTCACTCGCGATGTTGGCGTCTCTCTACCCACCGCTGCCATCCCTTACAACGAGATGCACATTAATTTCCAGTTCCGCGACTGGAAAGAATTGCTCATTTTGGACAATGCAGCCGCCGCCGGAGCTCAAGTCAACGTGCCTGTTGTCGGTGTCGATATCGATGCCGCTCCCGTCTTGGAAAGCGTTCAAGTATGGGCCAACTACGCCATCGTCAGCAACAAGGAACGTATTCTGATGGGTAAATCTCAACGTACCATTTTGATTGAACAAGTTCAAATCGCTCCTCGTCAATCGTTCAATCCCAAAGCCAATCCAGTTCCTAGCTACGACGTTCGTTTCAATCACGCCGTCAAAGCCCTCTTTTTCCAGGTTCGCAATTCCACATTTGCCAATCAGTGGTCCAATTACACGACTGCCTCTCCCGTCGTCACTCCAACTACTACAGCTATCGATTACGAAAGCCGCTACGCTCGCGATCCCATCAAGCACACGACGCTCATCTACGAGAATTCCAATCGTTTTTCCAACATGGGTAGCGATTATTTCAGTCTAGTCAATCCCTACTATCACGCTCCAGCTTGTCCCACCGACACTGGCTACCATTTGTATTCGTATTCGTTGAAATTCAACGATCTCGATCCCATGGGCAGTACCAATTACGGTAAATTGTCCAACGTCAGCTTGGTGCCAGCTGCTAGCGATGACGCCATCATAGCCAGTAACGGCACAGGCCCCGTCTTGTCGGGCACCAATTTCGGTCAGACGTTCGAATTTATAGTCACCGTCATCGTCAACAATATTATCCGCATTGCCGGCGGTACAATGGGTTTCCCTGTTTTGTAAATTGAGAGTTTAAAAAGTGAGCTTGTACTAAGAAATTATTATATTATTATAATGAGTCTAAGATTGAAAAAAGAAAGATGGCAACCGGACCCGTTTGTGCCGCCTTTGACGTTGGAAGAAACGCGAGCCGCTTGCGCCGCATTGCACATTGTCGACTACCCGCAGGTGGAACGCGCCGTTCAAGATCCACCCATCGAAGGTCAAAAGTATGCTCTTTTTAGTTTTTTCCCAGCCGCTCCCGGCGGCATCAACAAGTACAACGTGTTGGCTTTCGCCAAAATTAGAGGCGTCTACGCCACCGAAGAAGAAGCGGCTACGGCTGCCAGAAAAATCATCAGAAAAACAGACAGTTGCAACAAGATTCACACCGTCGTCGTCGGTCGTCCTTTCCCCATCTGTGAAGCCATCATGGGTAAAGTCGTCGATAAGGTTGTTCTCGATGACGACTATCAACAGGCCGAAAAAGAGATGCGAAAACGCGCCGAGGCCAGCGAACAGGACACGACTCGAGAACTTCAAGATCGAACCAAAGCGCTACTGGACGACGTTGACGAAACCAAAGCCAAAGATCCCGTTGAAACGTACATTGTCAAACGCAACAAAATGGCCACCATCGCCGCTCTGTACACTCAACACTTGGAGCAAATCGAAAAATTTAAAACGATCATGATTAAAACTCATGGTGAAATTATCGAGTTGGAAACGCCTGAAATTCTCGCTTGCTACCAACAAGTTTACGACGCCAAATGTCAAGAATCAGGCATTGTCCCCGACGCCGTTATACAATCCTATTTTAAAACGATACCATCCTTTGATTTTTTAAATAATAAATGTTAGAAAGAAGTCAAATCATCGCCATAATAATAATTATGATTGTGACTCCTTGGCTCATGTGGATGACGATCCCTTTTGGTAGAGATGGCGGCAGTAGTCCGTCTCCAGGTGGTGGTGGTGGTGGCGGCGGAAGTCCTACTCCCGGTGGTGGTGGTGGTGGTGGCGGGGGTACCACTCCTCCGAAACCGGGTCCGACCCCGAACGGCGCGTTCCCCACGTCGCAAGAAATCATGTTTAAATCCAAAGAGGAATGTCAGACGAAAGGCGGTGTCTTGAACTGGGTCGGCGATTCGGTTTTGTTGACGTGCAACAATATCGTCCGTTTTGGACAGCCCGAATCGCCCATTTTCAATGAATTGGATCAAGTCAAAGCGGCTATCGCTTCGGGCGCTTTGAAACCGGCTACGGAAAAAGATCGATTGGTCGAATACTTTAAACTCGTCTATCCCAATTCACCGGCGACATCGTGGTCGTCGATGAGCGAAGCCGATCTCGTCGGTCGCTACCAAAAATTGGAAATCTACTACAAAATGCCTCCGGAAATTCAACCAGCCACGCCCATTACACCTCGTCGCGATGTGACGAATCAGTTTTTCCGCGTACCCAACGGCGTGACTCTCGATCAAGACGCCAATGTTTTGGGTCAAGTTGGACCCTATTTGGAAGTCATTCGTTTCGGACCCATGTACTCGTTTTTCGCCGACCCGACTCTTTTTGTCGGCACCTATTACTATCCCGTTCGCGGTTCGGGACTCTACTTGCCGTTGGGTAAAACCTTGGTGGCCTACAACAAAGTGCACGCCATGAAACTGTTGGGTGCCGCCAACGACCAAATCGTTTTGTACGGCGGTCGTGATTTCCAGTCGTTTTTGCGTCGCGATTCGGAATCGGCTGAATTTACAGCCGATGCTTTTGTCAGCGTGTGCGCCGTCAACAAACGAGCGACCAGCAACAATCCCGGTTGCGATAAAATCTTCAACTATTTTGCCAACACTATTCGCTACAAAGCCAAAGCTCTCGATCGACTCGTCGGCGAAATGGCCGCCGGTAAATCTCTGAGGTACGACACTCGAGCCGTCAACGGTGTCACTAAAAAGACGTTGGTCTACTACGGTTGCGGCGACACGGGCGATAAATTTCTGGCTCAATTGGCTCGCAATCGCGGCTACAATACGTTGCAATTTTTGCGCGAAGCTCAAATGGAATTGGACGGAGACGCCATCGTCGGCTATGAACTGTTGCATCTCGTCGAAAATGCCTACAGTCAAACGGCCCTCATGCGACTCGATCCCATGCGTATGCCATTGTACATGCCCGAGGGAACGACTCCGGCCATTCCACCAAACTATCTATTGACTAAAGATGTTATGAGCGTCGACGTGAAGGCCGTCATCAATTCAGAATTTAAACCGTTTAATCAAAAAGTCTTTGACATTGATCTCATTGTACAAGAACGAAATTCGAGAGCTCCAGCACCTCCGCCAAATCCAAATCCAGCACCTCCGCCAAATCCAAATCCAGCACCTCCGCCAAATCCAAATCCAGCTCCAGCTCCAGCTCCAGCTCCAAATCCAGCTCCAGTAGTCGTGGGCGCTTCTTGGGGTCGTCGTTATTAAAAAATTTCAAAAATATATAATGTGTTTTTGAAATTTAATCCGAAGAGTCTTCCGTATCCGAAGCCAAAACGCTAGTGATTTTACTAAACATCAGAGGAATGTCTCGCATGCCGTCGTCGGTCACGGTTGTCGACGACGTCGTGATGGTGGTCGAGGCGGCGGTCGTCGATCGTTGCTCTTTCAATTTCTTTTGGTGTTTGCTGCATTTCGTCGTGTTTCCGGAATTCTTTTGACCGCACTGTTGCCCGATACGTTGACCTTTGGTGAACGTGTGAGTGCACTTGTTGTCGTCGTTGACTAAAGTCGCTACAGTATCAGGGTCACTGCCATTCCACAACGTTCGCAGTTCCAATTCGTTCAGAGAATACCTGACAGATATTCTATCTATAAATGCGTCCACTGTATTTTGTTGTGCTTTAACCAAGTCATTGAGTAGTTCTAAAATGGTACTGACTAAATTTTCCGACATGGTGAACGTTTGATGCAACTTTCAAAACACGAGCGTTCGTCACCGTTTCAATTCCACGACTACTTGGCATTGTCAGCAACACAGCTTAAATAACCCACAATGGGTTTCTTTTTAGTTCCATGCGCTGGGCATCGTTTCAATGTCGAGACTGATTTACCTTTTTTTATTTCAGGTAAATGTAGAATAAATTATGAACAATTATCTGACGTATTCTCAGCTTCAGGGAAATCAACCTCTGAACAATAAAAGTATGGATAAAACCTCTCATTACGAAAAAGAAAAACCACCTCGTGACTACCCGCACGCTCACGGTCAACCGTTGACGCAAATGCCCCAGTTTTCCGATGTTCTCGCCCACTCACCGGCCAGACAATCGCATTCCATCATGGCGAAAGAAGTAGTTCCTCTGCATCCCGCTCATCCTGCAGCGCAACCCGTCAAACACACGGCCGTCGATAAAATCGTGCGGCAACATCGCAGCGACAACGACCACGGCGGCGAAGATTGTCCCATTTTCAGTCTCTACAAAACCGATTTGCAATTCAACAAGTACATTGCCGCCACGGTCGCTGCTGCTGCTCATCAAAATGTCTTTCCCGTCGAATTCGATTGGCGTCATCACGTGTCTCTTCCCGTCGCCCGTCATCAGGGAACGTGTGCCAACAATTTCGCCGTCACCGTCGTCTCGACTCTGCAAGATCGACGCATCGTTCACGGCGAACCCGCGTTCGACTACACACCTTGCATGAAATGTCACTCGGCCGAAGGTAATGCCGCGCAACTTGTCAGTCAATTGTCGTCGTCGACCACGCCGCGTTGCTCGTGTCTCTCTAAAATTCAAGCCACCGTCGACAATGTGCGCTGGCTGACGGACATTGACGCCATCAAACAAGCGATCGTCACTCAAGGACCCGTCATAGCCGGTATGTTGGTCTACTCCAATTTCTTGTCGGGTCATTTCGGTGAACACGGCATCTATCTCGATCGTGTCGTCACTCATCATCCGCACACCAAATTCGCGTCTCCCGCGTCTCTCGTCGGCGCCATCACGGTCGTCATCGTCGGTTGGGGTGTCGCCGCCGACGTGCAAACCAGTTCTTTCACCTACGAATCGGTTCCCTACTGGATTTGTCGCAACACTTGGGGCCCGCAATGGGGACCGAACGATGGCTACTTTAAAATCGCGACGCATCGTCACAATAAACATGTGCAACTCGAACGACCCTTTCATTACAAGCAAGCCCAGTGCGGTGGAGTGATCACGTTCGATTTACGTCCCCTAGCCAAAGAGTCGGCTTGGTCCACTTACGGCATTCCTATAGCTGTCGCCGTCCTACTTGTCGTAATGCTTTACGGAGTTAAATTGAAACTTAAAAGCGTGCGCAGAAGGTAAAAACGAAAACGAAATGTTTTGTCTATTTGAAAATTATTTATCGTCAAAAGATCGAGACGTTCAACCAGTCGACCATGTCGACGTTGAATGTCAGCACGTCTACTTTGAAAATAATGACGGGACATTTTGCAATCGTTGTCGTCAACAAATGACGTGTCAAAACACCAACCAGGACCAAATTCAACAAAAGGCCAACATTGGCATTCGTAAAGAAATGGAATTTTTAAATCTCAGTCCGGAAATTGTCGAAATGACCAACAAGTACTTTATCATGGCCTGTAATCAACGTATTCATCGCGGAAACTACCGAAAAGCCATCATTTGCGCGTCGCTCTTTCACGTCTTGATGCTGAAAAAATGTCCTCAAAGTTACGACACGGTCATCAGGTGGTTTGGCTTGACCAATCATTTCGCCAATAAAGGCTTCAATTTAGTCAAACTAAAAATACCCGAATTGTGCTACCTGCGCGAGTCGTACTCGGACACGGCCGACATGATTTTCAAACACATCGGTCTCGAAAGGGACGAGACCTTTTTGAAATTCATCAATCGTCCCGATATTATGGCTTTTATTCGTACGAAAATCAATCGACGCATGTACATGATTGTCGCCGCTTTTGTTTTCATTTACATTCGCCGGCAATACAATCCCTCTATTGTTCTCGTGGATTTCTGTACCAAATTGGAATTGTCACCCACCGTTGTCGAACGCATTCTGAAATCTATTCCCCAAGAAATACATTTCTAAAAAAGTGTGAAAATTTTTTAGAAATATTTGATTTCATCTACATAAAGCTATTTGAGAGAGACTGCGCGCGCTCATCATGTCTCAAGCCAGGTACGATCAATGTGAACGCTTGTTGCGCACAGACGTTCACAAATTTGCTCTCGCTCTCATGGTGGACTACTCGTTTCAAAATACCATCGACTGGCCGAATCTTTTTAAACAGCTACCGCTTCACATCTCGTTCCCCGTGCACGTGCCCGAAAGCTTTAAATTGAAACTCGTCGAATCGCTGGTTGATTGGAAAAAAATGAGCCGCGAACCCGAACTCGCCACCGATATCATCGATATTTACGGTCACCGGTTGGACTGGTCGCTCATTTTACAGCATCGTTGCATCCCTCTACCCGCCGCCATCGTCGCCAAATATCAATCTAAATTCGATCGAGCCATTTGTCAGCTGTTGAACGATATTATTTAGAGATTTCCTACCACATCTTGACTCTCTTCAATCACGTATCCATATTTCTCTTTCAAAAGATCTGGATTCGTTTCTTTGACGGCCTTCCATCTTTTGCCTAGCTCTCGTCTGACGTCGGACGCGTTCATGTCGGGATGATCCTTTTTGATGGCGCGTCGTTCGTCGGTACAAAACAAATTATAAATACTCGGTCGGGCGTTCTTTTTCGGTCGCACTTTACTCTCCAAATACTTGTTGTAGCGCTCCCTGTCGACCATAGCCTTGTCGATAAACGGTTGTTTCTCCTGGTCGCTCAAATTGCGCCACGACTCTCCGAAAAGAATCATGACCTTGTTGGGTTTGATGCCGGGATTGGTTTCCAAAATCTCGCGACGTTTCGACTCGCAAAAAAAGAGGTAAGCGCTAATGTTTCGCTGAGGTCCCTGGACGACTTCTCTCTGTTTCAAGCCCAACATCAATCCCACGCGTTTCTGAGTCTCGCCGCTGTGCCATTTCTCGATCAGGTCCACGTTGCCAAACAAAAAGTCGTCCGACATGAATTGATTGATAGCATTAAGGATGGATAATTTGGATTTCGAAATCATGGTAATGGTTTTCTTAATGATGGACTACTTTTAACTAAATTAAACTGTGAGGAGAGAATAAAAAATCATGTTGACACCGGCTATTTGTCAAGATTTGGTAATGAAAACGAGTGACGCGTGCGGGTGCGGTCCCTTGGACGGCTGTCAACATCCGCGACACCAGCGACCCTACAAAATGCACGAATGGATGACGCGCGTACAGGCCATGAACAATTTGACCAACAAGCAGGGACGAGTGTACACGGCTACTGTCCGTCACGACGACGTCGATCATCGCGTCGTTCTCAAGCATTTCAACAAGCCGGCACTGTTTGATCACGCCCGACGCGAGTACGTGGCCGGACAGCACCTCAACGCTCTCAACGTGCCCATGTTTGTCGAAACGTACGCCTCGTTTCATCGCAATTCAGGACCCTACAACTTGACGCGTTTCGTCGACGGTGAAACCTTCAAATCGGCCATGTCGAAAATGTCGCGTCAAAAATTCATCACGCTCACCATGCAAATGTGCGTCGCGCTTGAAATGGCTCAATCGGCCTTCCGTTTCGGGCACTACGATTTACATTTGGAAAACGTCTTGATTCATTTTTCTAGTAAAAAAACGCAAATTCTTTTCGATCAATATCACGTGTCTTTTTCCAATTGTTTCAATCCCGTCATTATCGATTTTGGCATGTCGTGCGGCAGCGATAGCGTCACCGGTGAAACGTGGGGCATGCGACAGCTCGAAAAGAAAGGCATCTACGAACATTTGCGTCCCGGCTACGACATGTTTGTCTTTTTTCTCTACTGTCACCAAGAGCCGGGTAAATTCGCCTTCTTTGACATTGTCGTCAAGGTGCTGGAGAGTTTTTACAAACACGACGTCGATCAGCCGCGTCAGTATTTGCAAACGTTGCGACGCGGAGCCGACAGTAAAACACCCAAACAGCTCTTTGAATTTCTCGTCCAATTCTCGACGCACGTCATAGTCAAACCTCGACGCGTCTACACGCTAGGCGCCATCCAACCTCCGCCACCAGATGCCGTCATTGACACGTACGTCGACAGCGTCTTTTATCAGCAGTTACCGTCGGCAGAGTTGACACCTCAATCGGACGCCATGGCTTTTCGCTCGAGTAAATCCGTGGAATTCAAAATCAACATGTATTACAAGATTTGCCAAACGTCGCTGACGTCGTCCTACGAAAAATGGATCAAGATATTTGAGCGCGAAGTCAAGAAATACTGGAAAGAAAAAGACGCTCAAGAAGCTCGAAAAAGAATTAAATGGCAATTACCTGTTTCAGAAATTGCCAATGCGTCTTGAACGTGGACTATAAGGACACGGCCGATTTCTACGAAGATGACGACAAACCCAAACAGTGTGCCGGCGTTTGCGTCGTCAGTCGTCGCGGTATTTTAATCAATCAATCGTACAATCTCTACTGGGGTATTCCGAAAGGCATCGTCAACGAAAGCGAATCGTTGCGCGAGTGCGCCGTTCGTGAACTTTTCGAAGAGACCAACCTCAAGTTGGATAAGAGTCAACTGACGCGCAACATGTTCAAATTCAAGTACAAAAACATTAGCCGTCAAGTGTGCGTGTTTTTCGCTCACGTTGACGCCGTTGACGTTTTACCTAGGATAAATACGGGAAACGATGCCGAATCTACCGGCTGCGGTTTCATTCATCCCAAATGTCTCCTCGAATTATTTTATTCTGGAAAAATTAAGATTAATTATTTCACTAGGGTTCTCATTAATAAAATCTTTTTATGACATGAGAAAAAAGCCGACATCCTGGTGGCGAAACATTGGCAAAGGTCGTTTGTTTCTCATTGCCTTTGTCACGCTGTGCGTGTACGCCATTTTCAGACGTGCCCGCGGCGTTCGCGGCACTAGCGACCCCCATTTGCTCGGCAGCGATTGGCGCCAACGTTTTCCTCACGCTTTCAGACCAGTAGACACGTCCATTAGTACTTCAACCGCGCCGGCCGACAGTCGCGGTGAATTGGCTTGCCGACGTCACTTGGAGGAGCGCTTCAATCGACCCTTTCCCAAAAAGCGTCCCACTTTTTTGCGCAATCCCGTCACTAAAGTCGATCTCGAATTGGACTGCTACAACGCTGAGCTGGCTCTCGCCGTAGAATATCAAGGTAAACAGCATTACCACTACGTGCCTCATTTTCACTCGTCGCGTGACGCTTTTCTCAATCAAAAGTATAGGGATCAAATTAAAAGAGATTTGTGTTTGAAAAACAATATTGTTTTGATTGAAGTTCCCTATACAGTCATTGATATTGAATCGTTTTTGGATTTGAAACTGAAAGAGCATGGATACATCTAAACCGTCACACGTCAGACAATTATTTCCAGTAGATTCTTTGCCTCTGACGCCTTCACCTTCGCCGCCGCGTCGAAAAATCGCCGTCGCCGTTCGTCGTCGCTTTCTTACCCCCCATCCCCCGGTTCCTCTGCATCAGCTCATGTCGGAAATGTCTCTCGTCGGATCATCGGAACGTAAACGCAAGCAAACGTCGCCTCGTAAATTCACCGTCGGTCCCAAACGCAAAGCGCCATCGTCGGGAGTGGACCGATCGCCGCCACTTTCAGAACCTGTACAAAAATCTAAGAAAAAATCTCAACGTCCAGATTTGGTTCATCCTCACCATCAGACTAAACTTTTGGTTCCATTTGTGGTCAAAGCCGGTGATCGATTGATTAAGAATCTTTTCCCTTCTCAGACCATCACTATGCAAAAGAACGAGTACGGACTGTACGTGTACGAGGGTTTCGTTTTGGATAAGAAATCCGTGGTTGGTAAATATCTGGGTGATGGTCAAGTTACGCCTTTGACTGACGAAGATTTTGAAAAGGCCAAAGAATTAAAAATTATAATATAAATGTCTCAGTTATATCAGTGTATTAAACAAGCCTCGATAAAATACATGGATGTCGACCCGAGAGAAATGCGAGCCTTCATTTTGAAATGTAACAAAACACTAGACATGCAATGTATCATGATGGAAATTGTGGACCATTTTGTCGACGAAACGGCGACCAAAGTCGGTGCCGTTCTTTGCGATGAAGACGACTACATCAACATGGTTCTCGACTTGGAAACGATTCCTTTTAAATTGATGGTCTTG